TGTAGCCTCACCACTTGGTGACAGCTCATTTTGATTGTAAGCTACCTTTAGCGCATAAATATTACTTGTATCAATCTTAAAATTCAACACATCTATAGCAGCCCCAACCCTCATAATGGTCTTGAGGCCTGTGATAGTTTGGTCAGTAGCTAAAGTAACGTATCCTGCTAGTGAAGGGATATCAGAAAGAAATGCTAGTGTACCATCACCATCTTGAAGAGTGTAGTATCTTACCGCTGAATTACTCCACTGAAGAACTCCTCCATTTGATAAACCTTTACCGAAGTAGATATTGTTTGAATTATTAAATCCAAAGATATTTGACCCACCACTACCAGAGTGAATTGATGCTGTATTCCTAAATACAGTATTCTGATTACCTGACCCCTCAGAAGCTAAGATAAGTCCAGCAGTAAATGACTTACTTGCCGTAATAGTTTGAGAAGTATTAAGCGTAACGTACCCACTCAAGTCAGTGGTGTAGTTAGGAATGTTCAGCGTGTTTGCAATAAAAGTAGCAGGGCCACTAGTACCCGTAGTTGTTAATGTAATAGCATTTTGCTTACCATTGAATGTAGCCCAATCAGCCGCACTCAAAGCACCTCTATTCACAGCTGATGCTGTAGGTAGATTAAATGTATGGGTAGCAACTGAGCTTGCAATATTAAAGTCAGTGCCACTAGTACCTGTAGTAAGATATTGAACCTGCTTGGTAAGCCCATTTATAGCAGTCAATCCTGTAGTGAAAGTTGTGATAATCTGACACAGGTGACTATTCTCAGTATGTAGCGTTATAGTCCTGCCTGATGTATTGACATATACCCTAATAGCAAGTCTATCAGTGACTGCTAATACAGTCTCAGGGACAGCTAATGGGGAAAAGTAAGGATTGATGGTAGTACCAAAAGCAATAAACTCAGGGTTAGCAGAGTTGTCTGCAATCAAAGTGAATGTGGTACCATCATACTTGTACAACTCAACATAGAATGATGGAGTCCCCCCACTAGATGATGCAGAGAAATAAAGCTCAAAGTTCCAGTTTCCTGCTGGAATTAATAATGATTCAGGGTCATTGGCATCAGTAATAAACTGAGCAACGTATCCATCTGTAGCAATATTAAAATCAGTGCCAGCTCCAAATACTGGAACCTTACTCATCTCATAGTACGTGTTGCCTGCAAATGTCCCTTGATTTATAGAGCCATTTAAGTAGTAAGATACAGATGAGCCTCCGCCACCTCCGCCACTTGGAAAGTCTCCAAGAGTACCATCACCTCTTACATACTGTGAAGCTAAGCCGGCCCCCACAACAGTTAGTGTACCAGCACTTGTTACAGGGCTGTTCGATACAGTAAACGCAGCAGGCATACTAAGCCCTACACTTGTAACTGTACCTACAAATTGGTCAGTGTACTGAGGGATATTTAATACGTTGCCAATTAATGTCGCAGCACCACTTGTCCCTGTTGTAGTTAAAGTCAAAGCACCCTGTGCTCCAATGTCACTCAGCAACTCAGCACCTGTTCTGTACTTAATTATTCCTCCATCAGATACAATAAACTTATCAGTGTCAACAGTTGCATTTGCAATTGTCTCAATGTATACGTTGCCCTCTACTGAAAGCTTGTGTCCATTGTCTACTACACCATCGCCAAGTATGAAATTACCATTGGCAAATAGTCTTGATACCTGAGTACTAGCTATAGATTGAACTACTACACCATCGGTGTAGCTGTGTACAGTTGACCTCGGAGACCCGAAGTTGTTCATCTGAATTGAGTACGTGTATGCAGTCAATCCAATGTTTGTAAAGTTTACCGTACCCCCGGTTGCGCTATTGTACTGAAAGTTAAATGTATCAGGACCATAGGACAATGGGCTATCAACTAATGATGTAGCACCACTCCACATGGGTAAAGTAAATATTGTACCAGTCCCTGTTACAGGATTGGTTAATGCGTTCTGCTTATTGTTAAACGTGTTCCAGTCAGTGCTAGACAAATATCCATCTGAGCTTGCCCCTGCCTGAGTAATACCTATCGTACCTGAGCCTGTAATAGTACCACCTGTCAATGGACCGCTAGTACCAATACTAGTTACGGTTCCCACATTCCAAGTTCTATTAGCAGTTAAGTCGTATGTTACACCATTGATAGTTAACGTCCTGCTGCTTGATACTCCATCAGTAATGCCGTACCCAGCTAATGTGGTAGGCGTGCCTGTAATCTTGGACCATGCAAGTGAAGTAATCCATGATGGGTTAGCATAGCTCTGGTCTGTACGTACATCACCTACAGTCCATGTTCTATCAGCAGTCAAGTCAAACTGGACTCCATTGATAGTAAGATTTCTTGTTGCTGGAGGTGCTCCGACATCACTGAAGGTAAGCACAACAGCACCAGTGTAGCCGTTAACGCTAACGACAGCATCGGTATTGTCTACCTTCTCCCAAGTTGACCCATTAAAGATGGCCCAATCACCAAGCTTCCAGTCAGTAATGCCATTTAGGTTGGTGCTACCTGCAACATTTACTACGTAGTAGTATCCCTTTGTTCCTACTGAGCTCGTTAAAGTTGGTGTGTTAGTAGCAGCATTCCACGTTCCTTGATAAGTAACCCCACCAGTTAATCCATTCAGCTGGTTCTGTACCTTGCCAAATGCTGTAAGGATGCTGTCTGTATCGACAATAGTACCACCAGTAATATTCAACCCTGTTAGTATCTTACTGATTACAGCTAGGTTGCTTAATGTAACTGTAGCGTTACCCGGGCCCATAGCAGTAGCCTCACCACTAAGCTGAGTGATGTAGTTGCCTTGAGCTTGATACTGTGGGATATTAAGAGTCTTGCCAATATAGGTGGCAGGACCGCTTGTACCAGTGGTTGTTAAAGAATTTATTGTGTTTAAATCCCAAGACCTATTCGCACTTAAATCAAATGTTACAGAATTAATCGTAAGTGTTCTAGTAGTAGGGACATATACTGTAGAATCAAGCGTGCCATTTGCCTTTAAAAATTGATTAGCAGTTCCTCCTGCAACAATAAAGGAAGAGGAAGTAATATTGAAAGCGCCTAAGTTTACATTGCCAGTAGCGCCAACGTATGGTACAAAATTATTTGAAATTAGAGTTGCAACTTCCCCAAGCGAAAAGTTTTTGGTGATATTCAAATCATCTACATCGGTCCCTATGAGTAGGTCATTGAGGGTAGGAGTAGAAATTATGGGGTATGTACTTATCCGTGCCATTCGCTGTCAAATAATTAAACAAATATACTAAAGATAAGCCTTATTTTTTAAAGAAGAATCTAATCGACAAAATGACGATTGGAATCAACAACAGCCAAGCCATATTCAAGGCGCTAGGCTTCTTGTCTATTGACTTGTCGTAAGTCTCTGTATTCTCTTCTTTGCTTACCTCAGTTTGCTTGTAGTCACTAACAGCAACAGTTGTTTTTGTAGAGTCTACAACATCTCTCTTAATTTTTTTTATTCTCAACTTAGCATTTAGGTACTCTTTTCCTCCAATTACTACAGGCTTTAAAGTATCTATTGGGACAATCTCAATCTCGTCAATGTCCTCCTTTATGCTAATCGCATTCTGCTGGAATACTACGCTGTCTTTTTTATCTACCACTGCGCTATCAACCTTTGTCTCTACTAGAGACTTAGATACGGCTACTTTCTTCGTGGAACACGAGAAGGCTAGAAGACTAAGGCAGATTAATGTAAGAAGTCTTACCATTTTTACGTACAGCTTTTAACTTTTGCTTTCTATTTTTGCCTTTTGTGTAAGATACGTGTACCCAATCCGGGTTGGAATCCGTCCCAAATTCATGTATAATTTGGTCCCAATCAAGGTTAGCAACAATAAAGTCAAAGACCATCTTGTTGGTAACCTCACTATCACTTCCATCCATGTCGATGTCAATCGCTTCGCCCTTACAATGCTGGCTGGAAGAACTTCCCTTAATGAACTGGTTCAAAGCCTTGCTTCTGTACCCAGAGCTGATATGAATAGGGACTCCAAAGTGTGCACGAATAGGCTCGAATACCTTTTCTGCTAACAGTTTAAAGTTCTCCAAATGCTCAGCAGTAGGCTTATTATCAATGCCGTTGCGCTTTGCAGTTTCACTTCTTGTTACCTCAGCAAGTGATAGGTGCTTTGATATTCTCATTTTATATCGTCAATGTCTGACTTTATTTCTTTGGCTCTGCTAAGAAGCTTTTTAATCATTGGCCAAATCTCAATCTTAAACGCATCCTCTATGTTCTCCTTAATGGATACTAGCTCAATAAAAATCAAAAGGATTGCGCATATCTTGGTGAACATGAACTCAATCCCAAAACTTTTAATAATAAACTCGTTCAACAAAAACTTGTCTATCAAGAATAGAAGCAATATACATACTTCGTAAAGCAACATTTTACTCACAATATTAGACAGCTTCCTGCTTCTTATACTTTTGAATCCATCCAACTTTATTGACTTAAATATTCCCGTGAATGTATCAAGAATAATAGCGGCCGCTACAGCTATTAATAAGCCGTATATCGGGGCGAATAGCAGAACGATAGATGCTAGTATGTATTGTAAGTATCTCATCGTCCTTGGCCTTTATATGGCTTCTTATAAAGATTGCTTCCCTTACTAGTACTAGTCTTTGTCTTGGCCGCTACGCCTTTACTGTTAGACTTCTTAACGTATGTGTTTGCAATTGAAATCTTAGCCTTTGCCATTACTTTATAAGAGCTAGAGTTTTAAGTTTTTTTATGATTTTATTAGCCTCATCTTCAGCAAAAGTTATTGCCTCTTCTTCCTTGTCTTTTATGTCATAGTTGTTAAGCAAAATAGCTAGATGCATAGTCTCATGCATAATAGCTGTCTTCTGCTCATCAGCGCTATATCTCTTAAATGCTCCCATATTCAAGAAAGTAAAAGGTTTATAAGGAGGATTTGCTGTAAGATTTTTATCGTATGGGTCATAGTTTGTAAGCCCATAGATGTAAACCCCATTCCCCTTTGTCTTATCAACCTCTTCTGCCTGAGCATCTTTTAAATTTAGCCCATGCATTTGGTCTACATTGTAAAGCTTAAATATATCAGTAGCATCCTTTCCTATTACAAGGATGTAATTACCCATGTCAATTTTTTTAACAAGAGGTGATTTGCTTACTATTTTTAAGCCTTTATTCATCTTACCAAAGAGCGTCAATAAGAGTTGCACTTGTTCCTGTTGAGTGAAGTTTAATCACCTGAACAGGTAGCACGGAGCCAACAATAACAGCACTAAATGTAACAATGTCTCCACCAATGGTAGTAACTCTTACGTTTCCTGCACCACCAATGTATAGGTTACATCCGGGATTGCCATTAGATGTCTGAGCGCTTGCAGTATAAACCACGTATGCTTTACTTGTTCCAGTAAAAATGTCTGCGTTCAACAATAGTGTTGTTTGGCTTACAACAACTAGAACAGTTGCAGCAGTGCCGTCAGTTGTATTGTAGACAATGTCACCAGTTGCCACATTGTTAGTAACAAATGTAGCTGCAGAGTCAACAAGAGATGCTACGGTTACAGAAGTGTTTGTCCCGCTAGAACTTTCTGCAGGATAAGGAATGTTAGCGTTATCACTTTTGATAACCTCTAACGCTCTTGAAAATTGTGATTTAAAAACTGACATATCTTTTATTATTTATCTTGATAAGGAAATGCTCTATTCAATGCGTCTCTGCGTGCACCACATCCACAATCTTTGCCTGTGGCAGCGCTAACCGCTTCAACTACTTTTTTAATACCCGTAACTTTTGTGACCTTCTCGATAGTGTCACCTAATCCTTTGCTTTTCATAGTCGTTATAAGCAACAATGGCATCAACCCTCTTGGAGCTGATGCCTTGTTTTTTTTATATCTTGTTAGATAGTTTACTAAACTTGCTCATCGTCTTGAGATGGTTGCTCAGGCTCGATGCCTTCAACCCATCCTGCGAGGAACTTGAAGCTATCAATGCCTTCTGTTGAAAATGTAAACTGATAAAACTCGAAAGTCTCATCAAGAAGATTCTTCATATCTTTAGACATAGCCTTGATTCCATCCTTGGTGAATTTGTATTCACCCTTCTCATTTAGGTCCAATACACCATTGGACTCAGTATGAGCATGGTCAAGACGAATGTCTTCTCTTTTCTCATTGTACTGCTCAAATAGAGGCTTAATCTTGTCTACAATCTTTTTAAGCTTAGCCTCTGCCTTACTACCTTTCTCAGTAGGGGTTACGTTCAACGCTCTAACTAGCTCTAGCAATTCAGCGTTTGTCTTTAATACTTTCTCTGCCATTTGATTTGATTTTGTTTTTCCAAATATACTAAACTTTTGAAACTCTTTTACCCATACCTACTCTTGACTTCTCTGCTTTTTTAGCAGAAAGTTTTGATGGGCTAATCTCACTCTTTGTCTTTGGTGTCTCTGAGGACACTCGTGTTGTTGGACGGCAGTATTCGTTCTTACCACCAGCACCGCAGGCCTTACCGCTCTTGGTGTCTTGCCACTTCTCTTTCTCCCAACGCTTTAAGTTAGAACCCTTCTCAGACTTAACAACATTGCCAGATGCCTTGCGACATTTAGCAATAGCCTGTGAGGCCCTAGCAGAAGGGAACACATCATAAGATGCCTTTACTTTATTATAGCAAGCGTCCTTCATCAATACTTGCCTCTACGGCCTTTAGGTGATGATTGAGTCGAACCTCCCGGTCCTGCCCATAGGTTCTTACAAGCCCAATACTTAGGCGTTAATTTGTCATTAGCAGAGTCACAGCCATGTCTAGCCTTAAAGCTCTTACGAGCCGCAGACGAATAGTTATGGCCGTATCCCTTTGCTCCAAAGTGGAGGAGCTTTTCCTCCCCTCCGGAACAAGCCTTAACCATCTTCTTCTTACCGGGACGGTCAGAAGCAGTTGGACGGTTACATTGCATCTTTGACTTATCAGCCATTTTAATTAGCTTCTAAACGCTCTAGTAGAGTGACCAACAACAGGAGCCTCTGCTACCTTTTCTTCTTTAGCCACAGGAACGTCTTTTACAACTGGCGCTTTTTCAACCACCTCGTTCTCTACTAGTCCTGACTTTACTTCTTCTTTAGCCTTTGACATGATTACTTTCTTTTGAATTGATAACTTTCTTTTTTCACAGCTTGTTTAAAAGGGCCTGTTAAAGGGTCTCTAGCAGAAATCATTCTATTAATACTAGATTTAGTTACGGCAGATACAATGTCAGAAGGAGTTGCTCCTGCCTTAGCCATACGCTTTATAGCTTTGCTTGAATCTTTACCGCTATCCATACGCTTTACAGCTTTATCAGTAGCCTTAGCTACTTTCTTTACGACCTTATTAACTTTGTCGCCCGGTCCTTTACCATTCATCATGATTATTTCTTTTTAGGTGCAGCTTTAAGCGCTTTGTTAAAAGCTTTAACCGCAGGTTTAACTTCTTTAGCAACTTTTCTTACCTTGATAGCCTTGTCAAATTTATTGATAGACTCAAGTGGCTTCGGGTAAGACTTGCTTACAGTAACTGTGGTATCAGATTTGGCCTTGCCTCCTCCGCCATTCATCTTACCTTTCATCATTATTTAGCTTTCTTAACTAGACTAGATTTGCCAGCTTTAGCAATAGCAGACTTAGCGCCTTTAGAAGGTACGCCACCTGACATAGCCAATGGCTTAGCTTTCAATGCTCCTTTGATTGTAGGGCCAACAGGTCCTGAAGGAGGTTGCAACTTAGAAGATGCAGGGAGATTTGGAATGTCCTTTTTCATTTTGTTTTTTGTTTTAAAGTTATTAATAATCTTTTACTTCTGTTTAAATGTAGCTAGTCCTTGTAATTTGCCCAAGCCTGAGATTCTACTAGCTCCTCCAACTCTTCGCTCTCTGTTTTTTGAAAGCTTATCTTTTAATTTTTCTTTGCCAGCTTGAATAGCAGCAATCTCTCTTGCTTGCTTGTTCTTAAAGGTGATGGCATCCAACTCACTGCGGAGACTCTTAACTTCCTCCTCAGTGGTTTTTTCTTCAGATTTCTTCTTCTCTGCCATAATTATAATTTATTTACCTTTGCTTTACAAATGTAATAAAATAAAATCAATGAAATCAACACCTTCAGACTACCTAAAGTTTTGGAGAGTCATCAGATATTATGTCAAAGCCAAGCACCAAATAAGTCAGGCAGACCTTGACATTATCCTGTTCTTATACTCCGAGGGATATTTTGGTAAAGAAAAATTTGAGCAATATGTGCAGCTAGTTAGCTGGAATAAGGACCGCTTTAACGACCTACTAAAAAACAAGTGGCTTGAACGCTTCAGAAGAAGAGGTACTGATGGCCGTGCCCTGTACTGTTTAAGCGACAAGGCAAAAAATTTAGTAAGAGACATCTATAGAAAACTTGAGGGAGAAGAGATTCCAACGAGCCTCTCCTACAACCCCATGTTTTTAAAGAACGTCTCCTACAATGATAAGGTTTATCGAAATATGATTCTTGAAATGAATGCCTACAACAAAGTAAACAAGTATCATACGCCAATCAAAGAAGATGACAATGATGATTAAATCACCACCACTACGTCACGCTCAGAAATAATTGTATACTGCTCGTTGTCAATTAGCATTGTGAAGCTATGAGCCTTGTCGTAGTACAGCTCATCACCCTCATCAATGACGTCAACGTCAGTGCCTGTCGCTATCACCTCAGCACGCTTGTATCGCAGCTGATTGGTGTCCTCACCAGAAAGAATAAGACCACTCTCGGTCTTAATCTCCTCCTGTATGTCCTTAACAATAATATATTTGCCTATTGGTCTCATAGCTCTGGAATTACTCTTATAAATGAAGGGGTGTTCTCACCAACGTAAGCTCCCGCAATGTTGTACTCGTAGTACTCAATGGCCTCATCCACCTCCATCCCGTCTCTTATTAGGATATTAATCACCTCGTCAATGTCGTAGACAATTTTTAAATTGTTGTCATCCACACCAATGATGGCATCATCGAAGCCATCTGCTATCACGAACGTATCGTCAGGGTATAGCTCTAATATTTGTTTTAGTTTACTGCTGCTCATAGCTACGGGCCATTGTTATGATGGCGTTAGTGGATAGAATAGTGACAGCAACACTGACTGCGTTCTGCAATGCGGACCTAGTCACCTTTAACGGGTCAATGACCCCCATCGCAACCAAGTCACCCATCTGACCTGTTTTTAAATTGTAGCCGTGACCCACCTGAACAGCGTCCTTGTAGATATCACTAGGCAACAGCCCTGCATTTGCAAGGATTTGCTGAAATGGCGCCATCATTGCGTTGACCATTATCTTTAATGCCGCCTCGTACTCATCAGTAATGTTAAGGTCGACCATCTCAGCGAGCAAAGCAGCAGTCTCATCGACAAATGCCTTGCCTGCACCGGGCAATATACCCTCCTCAAGGGCACTTCTAACCGCACACACAGCGTCATCGACCCTGTCGTACAGCTCCTTCTGCTCCAAGTCAGTCTGGCCGCCAACAAATATGAC